GGGTTATGCCGCGTGCCTCTAGGTAAGAGAGAGCCTGTGGTGTGAGATTGAGATAGTATCTCTCGGCTGCTTCCGTGAGCAATTGCTTCTGCTCTGCGTTTAACATCTTTAAACTCCTTTATGTTTTCCATCCGCGATACTACATCATATACATCACCAAGTATTTGGCAGACAAGACAGTTGTAGCCTTGCGTATCTAAGTTGTAAGCGGCACTAGCATGACTGTCGTCGTGCATAATGCACTTACATGGTATCCATCCATGGCGATGCATAACGCGTACACCATAATGCTCTAGCACTGTAGCTAGATCAGGCTTCAATACCACCTGTCACCTTCAACCATTGGTTTAAATCTTGTATGACCCAAGACTGATCCAGCGATGCCATACGCCTTTTGACGATGACATATGCAGGTGGCGCTGGATCAATCCCTCTAGCCTTGGCATAGTTGGCTGCCTCAGCCACAGCCTCTCGCCAAAATTGTGGTAGATCCATCTTTGCCGTTGCTTTTAATTCAAAGATATAAGGCTGACCCGCAACCATGCAGACAATATCACCCTCATCATCTTTGCCAGCAAGACGCAAACGCTCTGCCATCAAACCTTTTAATCGTAGAAACTTTAAGATTCCAGTCTCAAATGCTGAACCTTTACGCTTACCGTAACTACTCATGCTTCAACTCCGATACTGGTACTCGCCAACCGCCAATGCTTTCATCACGGTATTTATCATTCATAAATTGAAACGGGTTAAACTTTCCGTAAACTTCTACCTGACTATAATATTCTTCATCTAAAATCTTTGTGCCGATAATTACTTTATCTATATCTTTATTCCAAAAAGGAATAGCATCACGAGTACGGACGGTGCGTATCTCATAATTACTACCTACATCGGCAAGGTTTTTACGCTCTGGATGCAATTCATTTGGGTACCAGGGAACGGACCAAGTTTGATTGTAAGTCTTTGCTGCTGCCCATTCAGAGATATTAGCCCTGACATTGGCTAACAACTCATGTTCCAAACGACCAGCGGCTTTGCCTTCGGCATAATTGGGTTTGTCAATTGAGCCAAACTTAGTAAGCCAACGCTCTGTTGCAAGATTAGTACAAACACGTACTTCATCTTTGTTTAACTCAATGATCTTACTCAATGTTACTCCATGTGGTTCCAATAGATAACGCTGCCCGATCTGGGTATAGTGTCATTCTACTTGCATCAGACCATAAAGTTACGTATTGACTGCCGTCGGCGCTATTCTTTGCAAAACGATTCTTTACACAGGCAACACGAAACTCACCAGTAAATGGCACAAGTGCCACTGTCAAAATCATTTCAGGTAGTTGTGCAATCTTGCCTTGAATTGCTTTACGAGCAGGTGGAATATCAGGACGTCCCTCATTCTCAGTGGTATGGTGCAAGAGCATTACTGCTGCTTGCGTCTCACGAGCAATGTGGTGCATAGCCTTAGCAATTTCGCGTAAGCCAGACCATTCATCATTGTGTAGGGATACAACGTTCATCGCGTTGTCCACAATAATCATATGTGGATACTCACCATATGCTTCCGCATAGGCTCGTATGGATAAATCAATCTCATCTAGTGTAGGTGATGGAGCAAAATCAAACTGTAAATGCTTAATGCTTTCTAGTTCTGAACCATAAAAATCTTGTCCAGTTCCACTAGCAAATGCTTCTTCTACGCTTGAAACTCTATGCCCAGTTACCATTGCCGCAGAACGAATCGCGGTGGTATAACCATCTGTATCTGCTGAGATATACAGCGTAGGCACCTTCATCTGCACTGCCATATAGAGGGCTAATAAAGATTTACCAGCATTAGGTTGGCCAGCAATCATAGTTAGTTGCCCCCGCCTAAACCTAATCCCTTCCGCTGCTAGCGGTGGGAATAGGTCAGGCAGTAGTGCGTAATCATTGGTACTTTTCGCTGCCGCTTGATGTAGTGACAGCATCTAAGTTTATCTTACGAACTTAGGCTCGCATTGGTCGGGAGTACCCTTTTGTGATGGGCAAAACCAACCTTTCCATTCCTTTGGTGCGCCTGGCTTTGACTCACGCCATACCAATGGACCATGCTTACAATGTCCATCGGCAATAACAGTAGGTGTAAATGCAGGTGCAGTACCTACAACTTCTGCGTTAAATGAGCGGGCTACATAACTAGCGGCGTTACCGCCACCTAGTGAACCAGCAGTTGCTCCAATAAGAGTTGCAGTATCTTGGATAGTCGTCAATGACGATTCCAATTCCTTTTGATCTTGTGCGTAGATGTTGATTAATGTTCCGTCGTGCAACTTAAAGTTGACTTGGAACTTTGTGCTTTCGGCTGCTGCCATTTTTCTTTCCTTCTTTCTTTGCGTTTGCTAGTGGGTCGTAAATCTGGGCTAATTGTCCACCTACTGCGTAACAGTAATCTTTTACGCCGCAAGTGCCACATGCCATGCCAATATTTGGCAAAAAAATTTCTGCCTGTAAGCCCCTCTCAAACTGGGCAAACAGTTCTGTAAAAACAGGTATGGTCCAACGATCCAACCCAGAGGCTTCTTCAAACTCTGCCTTACGAGCAGAGTAGAAATAGCCACGAGTCGGACGGATACCAAAAGTCATTTCCATCATGCAGGCATACACACCCAATTGCATTGCTGAGTCAGGAGTATATGAACCTGTTTTAAAATCAATCACTGCTATCTCACCATTAGGTAAGGTAACAATTGCATCGGCAAAACCTTTGATTGGAACTTCACCAAACAATTGGTTAAAACCAATTTCAATTCCTGGTATGCCTTGAGGCGTTACCCAAATTTCAAATTGACTTTCAGTCCAAGCGTTGATGAAATTAAAGAACATCTGCTTGCCATTGACATCCCACCAAGCGCCATTTTCCTTGTCAGGGTTGGCTTTAGAAGCACGTCCACCGCGGCGCCAATCTTGCGGATTGGTACCAGTCTTTGTTTCTTGTTCGGCAATCTGCGCTATAAACGCATCCTGCCAAATCTTATCCCAACTCATTCTATCTCTTTTCCAACTACTATTTCCTGTGCTTTTTTAAGTCCCACAATCGTAGCAGGATTAGTCTCGTTAAGTATTTCCTTAGCAATCATATCGCCAAGTGCTTTACGCATAAGGATTTCAGCCTCAACAAAAGCCTGCTCAAAGGCAGCCTTGGTAATGATTTGTGCGCGTTTCTTTCCCATGTTATTCCTTATCCAATTCTGTAACTACAGTTGCAAGACTATTACACTCTACGCAAGTAGCCTCTGTCAAGTACTGACCCACTTCATAATCTTCATCAAACATAACCTTGACGTTCCACCACTGGGAACCACAAACGCATACGCGTATAGGTCCAAGTGAGCGTAGGTCAGAAGAAAGCATTAAAATGGTATTTCTACTGTCTTAGAATCATCTTTGGTTTTTTCAAATAGTTGTAGCAGATATTGCTCTGCCGCTGCGTGAAACGCAGATCCGCCAACAAACCACCATGCTGGGTCTGAAGGTGCTTGCATACCACGTTCTAGTTGCCATGCTTTACCGCAACGTAGCCATGATGTGAATGAACTAAACGATCTATGTTGTACTGTTATTTCTGCCATGAGATAAGGGTAGCAGATGGGTATGCGTGGCGTGTCAAGTCATGCAACTGGCGTGTCAAGTTGCGCCATTGGTTTGGAGTGTGTGTATAATCGGAGCGAAGCGACGGCGGTTAATAAAAGGCGCCTGAAGGGCGCCAATACGATAGGGCGGCAACGCGGATAGCCCTACGGGAAAAGCATTTTTATGGTACAATTTGGACATGGAAAAACCTTACCACAGGTTACTTCTTAAACATCCCGCTACACGCACGGGTATCTGTTCAGTGTGTGGACCTACCCGTCTTAAAAAGAAACAAACTGGTTGGTCGTGTCGCAATAGATATAACGAGTATCGTTCACGTCACGCTAAAATTAAAAAACCTCATTGTGAAGTTTGTGGTTTTATTGCTGAGCATAGAAGTCAATTGGATGTTGACCATATAGACGGCAACCATGAAAACAATGATCCATCTAACTTACAGACACTATGCGCCAATTGCCACAGGCTTAAAACTCAAGTAAATAAAGATTGGGAAAACAAAAAAACCGCCCCACCGAATTAACGGTAGGGCGGTTTAACTGCTATTAAGTTTTACTTAGTTGATGCAGGTACGATCTTATGATCTACTGGTGGAAGTGTCTTGTTAAATAGTGAATATGGATTGATGCGTGCTACGACTGGTCCAATCACACCAACAAGAGCAGCCCAAGCAACATGCTTGAGATTGTGATTGCCAGTCTGGTAAATCGCTACACCAGCAGCAATAGTTGCGTATAGATAATGCTCAACAAGAGCCTTTTCACGTGATGATATTTTCATTTATTCTTCCTCTACATTGTCAACATATGGAGTATTCATGTGTGAAGCCTCTGGATCTTCTAACGGAGAACCATAAGGCTTGGGAGCAGCGGAGCCTGCTAAGGCTGCCGTCGCTACCATACCCAAATGTACAGGATCAAGGGAGAAATTGCTTGCTTTCCAAACCATCAAACCAGCAACACTACCAAGCACGGCAGTCTTAGGATTTGTATGGTCAATCTTAAATGGCATTATGAACCAGCCTTTGCCACCATGGAACTGTAAGTAAAGGCATCAATACCCTTACCCTTTACCTTAGCAAGACCTGGATACCTAGCCTGATAGACAGGCACAAGGGCTAGATCCTCTGCGGTTAATGTACCTAAAATTTGATTCTGAGGTAGCAATCCTGCGTTGGCTAAGGCTCTCTCTACAATCAAGGCTGCTTGGCTCTTAAAACCCACTTTAAAGGCGTTTGTGCCAGGGAATGGCGGGGCTACGATAACAGTCGGAGCCTTGACGCTAGGCGTAGATGAGTTGAGATTATTGTTCAAAGCCATTCCACCACCACCAAGGGCAGTTGCACCTGCAACTCCTGTTGCTAGCACCTTGTTCTTGGTAGGCACAGAAGGCTTGACAGGTGTTGGGTAATTAGGTCTAGCAATGGCAATGACGTTTAGCCAAGGGCGATGACGGCGAAAGACGCCTATGCCGTTTGCTTGTGAGCCAGTGGCATGGTCAGGGCTGGTGTTAGCCTCAATGACTGTTAGCCCTGCCGTTGAGCAGTTCTCAAGGATACCGACATGCTCAGGAATGCCTTTGCCAGAAAAATCATAGAAGACAATGTCGCCAGGACGGCCCGTTCCTTTAGGAACTATCTGTCCATGCTTCTGAAACCAACTCAAACCTACTGGGCAGTAACTAAATCCTTTGGATGTTTCAGCGGCAACTAGCGCAGATAACTTTGCTTGATCAAATACCCAACTAACAAACATGGCGCAGTAACTTTGATTAGGCATTCCATACCAAGTGCCATATGGATTTTCGTTATTAGGTCCTTCAATAAAGCCGATCTGTTTCTGAGCAATGTTGACTATATCCAAGCCACTGCTCATTGCCAGATCAACCTCTCAGCCAAATCTCCTGGGGTACACAAATAATCTTTTTCAGCAATGACTAGCCCACCTTTGCGGTAGCACTCGGCTACCAACTCAGAGCAGATGTAACCATCACTTTGAGCAAGACGACTAATAATTCCTTTAGTTAATACTTTAAGTCCAAGGCTTCGCAAGGCTATATCAATGATAGTAAAAAAATCATATGGCTTACCAACAGTCTCAAGGGCAGCGTTAACAATCTGCATCCGTTGGTTGTCATCTAATTCTTCATGCTGGTTCCAAGCAATATGTGGATACTTAGCGGCTTTCTTTCTCTTTATCCCACGCGGATCAGCAGAGACAATGTCTCCGTTGCCGACATAGACAACAGCATGATTCCAACGAGAAAAAGTACCAAGACGAATAAGCCAACCAAAGAAACCATTGGTCTTAACCACTCCGTAATCACCAAATCTAGGTTCATATGTTGTCATTCATATCCTCAATAATGTCTTTCAAATGATCTAATTCTTGCTTCTCAAGTTTGAGAATGTGGCGTATGATGAGAGCATCTCGTTTAGTCTGCCCTATCATGGCAATACCAATGATAAGTTCTACGGTTACTGCTAGCCATGAGGCTAGATTCATCCATTTAATATATGCGTGTGTGTCTGTAAACCATGTAGGTTGAAGCCACCAAACAAAAGTAACGCCAGACCATAGAACTACAAAGAACCAATTGCGGATAATGCCTTGGATCTTCCATGATACTTGCTCACTAAAGGTCAGTACATCACCAGTTGTTTCGTGGATATACTTTTGCTTTAATAGGTTAATCATTATGCTCCCTGACGTGCTGTTCAAACCTGCCATTAAGGATTGCTACATCAACTGCTATGTTTTGTTGACGCTCAACTAAAGTCTCAACCATTGGAATGACTTGCTTGCGGATAGCATCATTAAGGGAGCCGCCTGAATTAGGTGTTACCTCATGCTTAATTGTCTGAAGGTCTTCAAATTCTTGCTTCATAACATTTTTAACACCATGCTTAAAAACGTACCATACGCCTGTAGCAGTTGCTCCAACAGTAAATACACTGTTGTAAAGGATGGTGGTTATATCCGTGCTGGTCATTTGCAGTATGCCCTATCTGTTATACGACGGTTCGGAATTGAACGGTAATGATGCCACCAAAGCCAGTAAATCTACGCTCAGGTGGTGTTTCTCTACTGAAAGAAAGACTTTCAATAACTCCTCTAATGCTTTCGTTATTAGTAAAATCTTGCAAAATAATAACGTCGCCATTAGATTCAACTGTTTCTAAGGCAGTTAAACGATCCATTGCACGACCTTCATAACCAGTAGTCATGTTGTATTTATCGCCTTCAAAATCAAAGTTAAGAAGCGGTAAAGTGTAAATACGTTCACGATGAACGGCTGGTAGGGCTTTAAGTTGATAACCGTTAAATGAATCTTCTTGACCTACCTGCTGACCAGATGCTGAATACAAAGTAAATTTAAGGGCAATTGATTCTTGTGGTTCAAGGTCTGCTGTTTGATCTAACCCTGATACATCTTGAGTAAAATCAAATGTATTATCTACGGTAATAATATCCGTAACTGAACCAGTGGAAAGTACGCTGCTAAGTTTTAACTTGCCTTTTAATGGCAAAGTTTCACGTAATTTAACCAATTCAAAGTGCTTATCTTCAAGAGTAAAGTAACGAATTTGACCTGTTTGAAGGTAGCCATTGTTAACCAATGTAGTTGTTTGTTGGTATACGCCAGTACCTTTAACGCCAATAACAAGTTGATTTGTTTGTCCCATAACGCATACGGCTACAGCCTCTGCTATAGATGGCACACGAAGATGTGTTGCCCATCCCATTTGAAGCGTACCAAAATCACGACTAAGATCAATTTTTATTAAGCCAGATGAGTATGTACCATCGCCATTGTCAATGTAGTCAGAGATAGTTACATAAGCATAACGATCATTAAAGGTAAGACTGCGGCAAGCGTAGCCAGATAGTACTGTTCCGCTGGCTGGATCATAGCCATTAGTAATAACAATCAATGGACCATAGGTAATGTAGCCATTAGACACAAAGCCTGATGTATCAATGGTGCCTATGCGAATACCTTTGTTTGTGCCAAGGACAATAAATTTACCAAGGTATGCACCCATGCAGTAAATCTGTTCACCCGTGGGCATGATGGCTGCCTCAAGGCTACGGGTAAGTAATGGAATATTTCCTGTTGTTGTATCTAATGCTAAGCGAAAAATAGATGAATAAGATCCAGCGTAACCTGATACATAAATGTTGTTTGGACCTTCGCAAACTGCTGACCATTTCCATGATGGATTTGGATGTACATAGATAGGAAGATTGTTATTGCTTGCCAATTGCACAGTACCTGTGGCAGAAGCATTGGTAGATACTGCAGCATTGTTAACAAAAAAAGTAAATTTTGTTTGGCTTGGTACGCTAGTAACAGTAAAGGTACCGTTGTATGGTGAACCTACGCCAGAAAGCGTAACCTCTGAACCAACAACAAAGTTGTGATTACTTGCAGTAGTAATGTTGGCATTAAAAGCACCATCTACATATGTGGTTGCCACGTTAACTGAAACAATACTATTTATTTCAAACAAACCGTTTTGAATACCAGCAATAAGACGCTGTTTAACCCAGCCAAGTACGCCTGTGGTTACAGTGCCGAGGAATGATGGATTGGTAAAAATCAATGTGCCGCTAGTAGCACCAGTTAAAGGTCCTTTGTATACACCAGCCGCTGCAAGAACATAGTAATTGGCACCGTCTTGAGCAAGAGCCAAGATTGGAGTTGAGCCGCCCCATGTAAGGGTTGATGTGCCGCTAGTTGTTGTCAACTGTAAAGTTGAGCCAGTTGCTGTCAAGTATAGATCTACGCCATTGGCATCTGTGCCACCAACCATAATTGGTGTAACACCAGAAGATACTGTAATGCTTGTATTCTTTGCCACATCTGGGAGTAGTGTTACTCGACCAATGTTAAATACATCTACACCAGCAGACTTGTTAAAACGATAACCAACAGTCTCACCTTCAACTGGTTCTTCGTAACGAATACCAGCGCCGTAATGAAATGAGGATTGGCTACGAAGCCACCAACCTGTGAGCGTCTGCTCACCTGGTTCCTTCTGTTGGTCAATCTGTTGCTTGCGATACTGCGCAGTTTCACGCTTGTATGGATGTTCTTTGCTAATACCAAGGAAGAACGGCAGACCTGCAATAGCGCAGTCGTAATTATTAGCCGTATTGTAGTAGGTATTTCCAGAGTTAGCAGGTAAGCCAACTGGATCAACGGGACGTTCCGCAATGTGCTTATAGCCGCCTATAGCCACCTATACTCCTTAGTTTAAGTCCAATAAAAAAGCCCCGCACTTGGCGGGGCTGGGTAATGCTTGGTGTTACTTGGATAGAGCCGCAATCTCATCGGCTGTTAGACCCAAAGCCGCTAGTTTAGCCTGAGCCGCAGCCTTGTCTGCCTCTACCTTTGCTGCTTCTGCATCTGCCGCAGCCTTCTGGTCTGCTGCTGCTTGAGCCGCAACGGCCTGTGCTGCAATTTCGTCAGCGGTTAAATCACGATATGTTACCTCGCCTGTTTCGCAATTAACTTCAACTGCTTGTGGTGTATCTGCCATTGTGTTTCTCCTTAGTTATGAGTTGTTAATGCCGTAGAGGGTAAAAGTTGAGTATTGAACAAAAGATGAGCCACTGTCCGAAGCAAATGTTATTCTGTTAATAGCGGGATTACCTGAGTAATTCCAAAGATGTGCGTGTAACCCTATATATACTTGGCTAGAATTGTTTTCCATAACATTATCATCAGATACAGATTTTGGATTACTAGATAAATAATTTGGAACATAAATCTCAATATTGCTAAAAGTATTAGAAGTAGCATTAGCACCGTCAATTTCACCAACATAAAAATATGATAATCCAGTCAAATTATCGCTACTAGTACCAGAACTTTGGTTATCGGTAAGACGAAGTGTTTGATAACCTGATGAAATATTATTAAAAGTCATTGTAAGGTTGTCGTAAAAAAGACTACGAGTAGTTCTAGCACTAACCTTTATAATTAAATCCGTATAAGTGCTAGGAATACTTGTAAAGTCAATAGAAGATGCACCGCCTGAACCTACTACGATTGGTGAGCCGATAAGAGTCATTGTTGGATTAGCCATTATTTATATCTCCTATGCTGCGGCTATGCCGTAGAGGGTAAAATTGGAATTAGCCGTCCAATATGAACTGCCATTTAGGGTAGAAATTGTAATTTGGTTAATAGCAGATGTGCTTTGCCATAATCCTACGCTTGCGCCAGTTGCAGAAGATGGATAGTTTATTCTACTTAAAGATGTTTTATAGGTAGTGGTATTTGAATAATTCATAATTTGTGTAATTACATTAGATTGAGTGCTTGTTGGTACAGTTATTGCCGTTCCAATAGGCTCGTAGGTAACTTGACTTGTCATACGACCCGAAGCGGCTGACGATCCGTTACCCGTTAAATAAGTTACTGAATAAATAGAAGTAGGAGCGTTGTTAAAATATATACCTACCGCACAAGTGTATGAAGTATTTATATTAGATATTAAAACCAAATCTGTATAGGTTGATGGAATAGAAGTAAAAGTTACTTCAGGTCCGTTGCCGCCAACAACAGTAGCAATAGGTACATAAGTTGCGCCAGCCGTCATCAGATTGCCGCCTTTCTAAAGTTAATTGTCATTGTCAGCGTACCCCATAAAGTGCAAAAGATGAGTACTGAGTAAATGCAGTCCCAGCAGCAGGAGAAAAAGTAAGAGTATTTACGACGGCAGTATTCATCCATAAACCTGAATTTAAATCAACTGCGCCGCCGTAACCCGCAAGTGTACCGTTCAAATCAACTCCACCTAAAAGTCTAGTTGTTTTATATTTATTTGTATTTGCATAATCTAAAATATCTAAAATACTTACGCCAAAACTGCCACCAGCAGTTGTTCCTAAAGTTCTATATGTTTCAATTCTGCCAGCAGAAGTTGCAGAGGCTGCCCCCGCCGTTCCGCCATCGCCCCAAAGGTCGTGAAAAGAATAATTGTTACCTGTGTCTGAGTTGATAAAGATTTTTAAATCATCAATTCCATAAGTACCACGATTTGTTTGGGCTGCAATACGAATTTGCAAATGCGTATAAGTGCTAGGAATAGAACTAAATGTAATACTGCTTGCCCCACCTGAGCCAACTGTTTGCGTGGCGATAGATGAATAGTTATTGGTAACTAAATGCCCCGATATTTGCGAGGCGTATATGCCGAGTATGGGTGACATTATGCCAAGTCTCCAATGACTAACCAATTATTTGCACTGGTCTGAATTGCAGTAGCCGCTGAATATTGTACGCGAGTCTTTGGAGCAGTCGCCGTAGCACCAGTTGATGTAATAGTCACACCGCTTCCCTGAGTAATTGTTGTCTGACCAGCGCCAGTCTGCGCGAAGTTTAACACAGTTCCTACTGGAAATGCCACTGATGAGTTAGGTGGGATAGTCACCGTGTTGGCAGAGGCGTTAGACAAAGTAACAAGGGTGTTATTGCCATCGCCCAAGACAAAGGTATATGAAGCAGTTTGGGCATTAACCGTAACTGCTGGAACAGCGCTTCCGTTAACAAGTAATGAGACGGCCATTAGAGTGTTACTCCTGTCGCTGTAAAGTCGGTGTTACCAACAGTTGAATATACGGTAATTGTGTCACCTGTAGCCAATGTCCAACCAGGAGTTTCCTGCAAGGTGGAGTTAGCAGCCAAGGTAAAGTTGTAGTAAAGGTAGTAAGCAGATCCGCCAGACTTGGTAATGCTGATACGGATTGAGTCGTTAGTTCCGCCCTTGTTGCAGGCGCTGAAAGAGCCTACGATAGAGCCGTTAGTTGACCCTGTAACAAGGGTAGATGAGCCAGCCGCTGAGGGCGTTACGTTTCCTAGTACGACATATGCTGTAGCCATTATGCTAAGTCTCCAATCAATGTGAAGGTATTGGTTCCTGTGCAAACAATTGTGGCTGCACTGTACTGTGTGCGTAACTTAGTTCCAGTCCCTGTAAAGGTAGACGTTCCATCTCCCTGTACGGTTACCTGTCCTGCGCCGATTTGCTGGATGTTGATCTGTTGACCAGTAGTAAATGTAGCCGATGGGATAGTCAAGGTTATTGCAGATGAGTTAGATAAGGTAACCACTTTGTTTAAGTCGCCAAATACAAGGGTATAGGTTGTACCTGTCTGAGCATTAAAGGTGAGGTTGGTTGTTGCTGGTGTTACCCAGGCGATACCAGTTGCTGTTGATGAAAGGTATTGACCTGAAGCACCAGTAGAACCACTGGCAGCAATTGTGCCTGTAATGACTGGGCTGTTAATTGTTGGACCAGTTGCAAAAACAAGTGAACCTGAACCAGTCTCATCGGTAACTACTGCGGCTAGGTTAGCCGATGTTGGCGCACCAAGGAATGTGGCTAGTGAGCCAGTTACTCCATGCGCACCATCAGTTAATGCAGTATTGTAATGCGTTTGAGTATCTGTTAAATCTTGGGCTGTAATAACGTGACGTATTACTGCACCCACTGCGTGAGATTGTGGCGTTGATCCGTTAAAACCACGAGTAATGCTAATAGTTGTACCAGATACTGCCGTTACCAATACAAGTTCTTCTGTTGCTGCGTTGTAGTCAATCGCCAACACAAATGGAAAACTGCTTGGATAACCAATCGGGGATGTATTGAGTGTTGCTGTTGTAGAACCGCTGGTTATTGCTGAACCAAGGGTATTGTCTACAGCAACTGCTGAGTAGTATCTTGTCACTGATTATCCTAACTTGTGTAGTGCGTGCGGGGTGGGAACTGGGCTTCAAGACGACGAATCTCAATTTGTAAACGCGCTTGATAAAGATTTTGAATTGCACGGCCAATGTTGACTGCTGAACCAATTGGGTTAGATTGACTCATTGCATCTGCTTCTGCGGTTAATGCTGGTACACGACCAAAATCAAGATACATGGCAGTACGATATGCGGCTCCAAGGACAATGACTTCACGTGCTGAATCTGATAAACCAGTCATAGAAAAATCATCGTTGTCATATTGAATAACAGTTGGCTTTTTTGTATAAGTTACCATGACGGGACGACCAGGAATAATACCCTCACGGATAGAAATAGTCTTACCACTGTTCCATACCAATGGGTTAGCAGTACGATCTACACGATAATGGCGAATAGGCAACCATTCTTTAGAAGGTCCAATGGTGCGCCATGAGGCAGCCAATACATCTATACATTCATCTGGCAGAACATAAGTTGTTACTGCTGCTTGAAAGTTAAAAATTGTGTAATAGGTACCAAACAAATCTGGATATACAGCATCAATTGCTTGTTGCAAATTGCGACGAATTACTGAGCGTGGGAACGACGGAGTAATTGTGACTCGTGTACCAGCCGTATGAACTGCAGCGGTTGTATCACGAAAGCCACGACCATATGTTGGAATAGTGGCTGTGTTAGTTGTACGGTCAAATGAGTCAACCCAGATCAATTCATCATCAATTTCAACCAAACCACGAGTTAGTACTGTTCCATCGGCAACTGTAAAGGTTAGGTCGGTTGCTGTCATTGGAGCGGTTAGGTAGGTTGCTTGATCCTGGCGATTGGTATAACCAGTAAGTGATAAAGCAGTTTCGTCAATAAGGTCTACAAATAAAGTCATGATGTTATCAACGATGCTGCTAGATTTTCGCCAAGACCATATGTGCCAGCCAATGAATTTAAAATTCCTGGCAGATCAATATTGTAGTTTGGGTTAGTAAAACGTTTTCTGTAAAGGTAGTTAAGCGCACCCTCAGTATCTAAAGGGGTTGTGGTACCAGCCCAAACATTTGCAGCACCTTGTGTATCAAGGGTTGGTACGTCATTAACTAATGTACCTGCCAAACGATTCATACTGTACTGCAGACTTGGGGGCGTCGTCATTTACTTACCTTTCGTTGGATGTGTCTTGTGCCATTTCTTAACAGCGGCTACGCCGCCAGCAATGGTTTTAACATCTGCCTTCTTAGTTAAATCAATTTTCTTAAATGTTGTTTTCTTTGAGCCAGGATGGTTGACAACAATGTCACCATTGCTGGCTTTGGTAATTACATGCTTTTGATTGCCAATTGTAATTGTGTCAGTAACCGCTTGCTTTGCAGCACCGCGTGTTTTGACTACTTTGTTGGCCATGTAACTGTGCCGCCGACGCCTTCATACTCACCATAAGGTGTTTCAGTTGGCTTGCCGTCTAGTTTGCCAGTTGCCTTAACTGCATTGTTATTGCATCCACATGAAGCGCACATATTATTTACCACCTTTTTTCTGAGGCATTGCTACCTTCTTTAGATTTGGATTTGCTTTCTTTGCTGCTGGTGAAGCCTTACGAGTTGAAGATGCAAGGATTGCTCCTGCTGACTTCATTGATACGCCAGACTTTTTAGCGATTGACTTTTGAGCGGCTGCGAAGCCCATACCCTTTTTTGCTGCTGCCATTTACTTGCCTTTCTTGATCTTGGCTACAAGTGCTTTATCCATTTTCATATCAGCCTTAGCAGATGGCTTCTTCTTATCCATCGCAGCATCGGCTTTTTTAAAGGCTGCTTTTTGTGCTGGCTTTAATCCTTTAGTAACTTTTGCGTCTTGCTTTTTATCATTCATAGTCATTAGATAACTCCAGTTTCTTTCATTACAGAAGCGGTTTGCTTAGTAATCTTTTGTGCCGCAGGCATAACTCCAGCATCAAATGCTGCGCCTAGTTTGTCGCTTGCTTCCTTGGCTTCAGCAACTGCTTTCATTGTTGTACCAGCGGGTTGTATGCCCTGTGAGCGAGCATCTGCATAAGCGTTTAGTTCAGCATCCCACTTCTTTTGAGACATAGAATCAGAACGTCCAGCGTCACCAGTGTTAAGTTCTAATGTCCTAATCTTGCAAGCAAAACACCCGTCAATATAATCATTATGCTGACTATGATCCGATGGTGTTTCTGGATAAACTGGTAATTCGGTATACGTTTCATGACATTCGGCACAGCCGTATTTAGAAGGAATGCTATTGTATTTTTCATCAAAGCCCCATTCAAGAACTTTGCTTGTGTGTTGATGATTCATTCTTCACCTGTCTAAAAAAATCTAAGTTGCGTTGAATACGATCTGTTTCTGGACCGTTGCCTATTACCGCTTGTGTAGCGAAGGCTATTGCTTCATCAATATGCTTGAGGTTGTAAGCAGCGATTGATGCAAGGTCATAGGCTTTCCAGTCCCAGATTGCTGATTCGTAGCAATAGTGGGTTGAACGAGTACGTTCCATAACGTTAATAGAAGCATCTAAACATCTGCTCCAATTTTGATTACGGTAAGCATGAATTGCTACTCCATACCATGGTTCGCCTTGTGTGGGAAGAATTTGTACACCTTTGTCATACCAATCTCTGGCATCATCTTCTTTGCCAAGTTGGTGACTAGCCTCACCTGCCCATCGGCAGACAGCGGCTTGTTCTACATCCCAGCCATTGAGTGGTAATTGTTTTTGAGCGGCGTCAATAACATCTTGCCATCGTTGGTGGAAATAATATTCTCTGCACATGTAAGTCCACATGCGCGGATCATGCGGCAATTCTTTGACTGCCATTTCAAGTAAATTTAAATATAATCCTCTGGATTTGCTTTCATCGGGAAGATGCTTAATAACTGCTCCCCTGATGTCACAATCTTTAACTTCATCTTTGCCGTAGTAGATTTGAACTTCATGACATGGATATTTCCAATGCCACCCAAAGCGCGAATGAAGCCTGTCCCTTTCCCACTTTTGCCCAGTATCCATACTGATCCATCCCAGATGTACACCTGGCTTCCAGCCACGTCGTACTTTCTGGAAAAAATTTTCTTCAGGTACTTCATCCATATCAAGAATAAGGCAAACATCGGCATCCTCTGGAACAAGTGATAAGGCTGTGTTGCGAGCCACATCAAAGCGAAACGGATCTAAATGTATTTGATAAACGGTTATACCCAATTCACGCATTTTATCTTGGCTACCATCGGTAGATCCAGTATCAACTACAATGCGATAATCCGCATCTTTTGTAGCCTCTGCGTAACGCTCAATATGTTTAATCTCATTTTTACAAATGGAATAAACGGCTATCTTGGGCATACGCTATTCTATCACATAGCCCCAAGCCAAAGCATATCAACTAACGCCGATGCACTTGGGCCTGTTGCTCCCGTGCTTCCCGTAGAACCAGTTGCCCCTGTTTGTCCAGTAGCCCCCGTCGCTCCAGTCTGACCATTGCTTCCATTAGTACCTGCTGTCCCTGTTGGTCCAGTCGGGCCAGTCGCTCCCGTAGACCCATTTGTACCGTTGGAACCTGTCGCACCTGTGGCGCCTGTTGCCCCATTAGTTCCAGATGTACCTGTAGCACCTGTAGGTCCTGTTGGTCCAGTATTACCAACTGCTCCGTTGGTTCCTGCTGTTCCTGTGGCTCCTGTGGCACCCGTTGCTCCCGTCGGTCCAGCAACGGTGCTGTTGGCACCAGTTGCGCCTGTTGCTCCAGTATTACCTGTTAAACCTGTTGGACCTGTGCTTCCTGTTGCTCCCGTCGGTCCAAGTATGGTGTACATGACTTGGGTAATTCCAACAATAACGCCAGGCGTTACTGGGACGGTAGGTGAAGTTTGAGAAGCGTAGGTAATGATAGAAACTGATGTGCTGGTTGTAGCCCATACAAGTTCTACATAATCGCCAGCGGCAAAAGTAATCGGTATGCTTACATTAACAAAACTAATTCCAGCAGTACCTGAATGAGATGAGGGAAGATTTGCTTGTGTATTAGAGTTGGCAATATCTGTACCGTTTTTGCGCAACCACAAATCTACATTTTGTACGCTGGTAGATGAGTTGGAGAATTGAACAGAATACTCAATGTCGTATGTTCCAGCATAAGTAAAGTTCATACGAGAAGTATTTGAGAGGGTTATACCGCTTGCCTCAAATGTTGAGCCAACTGCAATTGGATAGGCAACAGTTGTGCTTGCCGCAGTCTGGGTGGTTGTATCGTAAAAAGAACCATAGTGAGCCAAAGTTCCGCCAGCACCTGTGGCACCAGTACCCCCTGTAGAGCCTGTAGAGCCTGTTACAGACGCTCCTGTGGCTCCTGTGGCTCCAGTATTGCCCGTAATGCCCGTTGGTCCTGTAGGGCCTGTAGAGCCAGTATTACCAATGGCACCAGTGGCACCAATAGAACCAGTAGAGCCAGTATTACCTATGGCTCCAGTGTTTCCTACCGCTCCAGTAGGTCCTGTTGAACCTGTTTGCCCTTGCGAACCAGTATTGCCAGTAGGACCAGTAGGGCCAGTGATACCAATACTACCCGTGTTACCTTGCGCACCAGTTACTCCTGTTGACCCAGTGGATCCAGTAGACCCTGTGCTGCCAGTACTACCTGTAGATCCAGTAGAACCTGTGGATCCTGTTGAGCCTGTAGAGCCTGTGC